TAACTGTGCCTGTTGCTTCAACACCAGATAGCGTTACAGTATTGCTTATGCTTACAGTTCCAATAGAACCCAAAGCAGATACAGAAGCTAGTGTTTCGACTATATTAACTGTTACAGAATTTACAGTAGATACTGCAGATACACTATTTAGTTTTTCTGACAGGTCAATTTCAAACCCTGTCGTTGCTACTGGTTGAATAGACCCTGTAGCACTTACTCCTGTTAAAACAACATTAGGTGCTACAACTCCGTAAGAAGCTGCTCCATATTGGGCAACTCCATAGATAGCATCTGCGGAGTCATAGAAAGACATGCTAGGCTATCCGAATAACGGCATTACTCGCATCAGCAGCAGGAAATTCAATAGTTAAGTCACCAGCAGTAGCACTTACTGTGCCACCAAAGTCAATGACAGCAATAGCGGCATTACTAGCCGCTGTGTTATAAATAATACAACCGTCAGCAGACACAGTAACGTCAGCGAATACTTCATCTGTAAAATCAACAATAGCGGTAGAACCATCAAGCGAAATAGTTGCGCCATCAAGTACCTGACCGCCAGCGGAATAGTTTGTACCTGATGCCTCATCAGAGTTACCAGTTACGTCAGAATAGTTAGTTGTGCTGGCATTATATGTGCCAGCAGGTGATGCTTTAATTAGAGCAAGTTTCAAGGAGTCTGTATCCAAATCATGGACACCGCCAAGAAGTTCTGTCTTAAAGCTGTTACACATTGCAGTTGTGATTGCCATGATTTGTGCGTCCTTTATTAAATCTCATAGAAGTGAGGGGGCAAGTTGCCCTGCCCCCAACACATTATTTAGGCAAGGGTGTCACGATCTACTTCGTTAGCAGTCGTATCACCTTGATCGCTGATGTCCATCATAATGGCATAAGCACGTAGCTTACCAGCCGTAAATGATGCACCACTACCAGCCAATACAAAATCAATTGTGTCAGCAGTTGTAGATGGTGCTAGTCCATCAATTGCAACCTGCGGAGCATAAGCCCCGTCTGATGCACCGTCAATGTCGAGTGCTGCGGCAAACTCATCAACGTCACCACCAGTGAAGCCAAGAGCAGCAGTAGCATCTGTACCAGTATTCATGGTAGCAGACTCAACAACTTGGAAGCCAGCACCCATAATCAGAGTGTTAGCAGGTACGGTAATTGCCTGAATAGTATCGCCGGGAGCAATGCTATTTGTGGTCAGGTCAATGGTCACATCAACGTAGTACGGGTTACGTCCACGCTGTGAGTTCCCTGAAGCGGGATGAAGAAGTGCGGTAATGTTAGGCATATCTAAATCCCCCCTTAAGCCAAGTTGTAGATGGCGTTAACAAGACCTTCAGGACGAAGAATCTTGCGACCATACAAATGCATACCACGAACAATGTCAGCAAAGCTGTCAGGGTCACGGTAGGTTTCGGTCTTGTTGATTTGCTCTGCTGTTGCAACAGATGAATCATGACCAGCAACAATCACGCCAAAGTTAGAGGCGTTCATGCCACCAGTTGTAGACGAACCAGTTCCGATTGATGGCAAGTTGTTTGAAACGTAAACACGGAAGCCATGCAGGTTTGGAAGAGCCAAACCGTTCTGCAGACCTGACCCACCCCAATCTGCTTGGAGCAGACGTGAATCTTCGTCTTTCAGAACTTCCATGAATACAGGATCAACAACCAACCAACGGCCTTGTGTGTCAACATTCTGCTGGTCTAGCAGACGTGACATACGAGCAATGACCTGAAGTGGGTTTGCTTCGCCGTTACCAGTTGGAACGGCACCTGCACCTGTACGTGGCAGGATTGAGATTGACTGACCAGCAACACCTGTGCCAGCAAAGTCAGTTGCGTCCAGCTTCATGCTGGCAAGCAGTTCGTCTGAACCTGCAGTTGCTACAGCAACAGAACCATTAACAGTTGTGTTTACTGTGTCAGCATTTGCATGTAGAGCAGACTGCTTGTAACCTGACAAGTAGCCAAGAACGTCTTGGTCAAACTGGTCAGCAAGGCGATACGCAGCACGATCACTTGCCAGTGACTGGAAGTTAACGTGTGAGTGTGCCTCTTCAATGTCATCAACCTTGAACGCAAAGTAGTTAGCTTTGTCGATGGTCAGGTTGAAGTCTTCATCGTCAATGTCTTGCGGCGTGATGGTTGTACCACGGGCGTAAGCCTTGACTGTGATTTCGGGTTCCTTGATAATCTTCACGGAATCGCCCATGTTAGCAATCTCACCGAAGTAGTCGGAATTTGAGATAGCTTCAGCAACAGCTGACTTGCGGAACGCAAGCTGCACCTGTTTGCTGTAAATTACTGGGCTAAAATTGCCGTTAGGAAGGTTACCATACCCGGCTGCGGTAGTAAAAGCCATGATATTTTCTCCTAATTTTATAGCATTTCACAGATACAAACTCACAAGACTAATCAGAGGCTGATTCACTTGGGTGCGTATCTTAGTAAGGTGGCCGCCCTACTATTCAACGGGCCATGTTCTTCAGGTAATCCGTAAGACTTTGCTGTTTGCGAATTGTCGTGTAACCATATTGCGCAATACAGTTACACTATTCTGACTATAGTTATACGTAAAAATAACTATTTGTCAACACTTTTTTATATATTATCTAGCAGAGCCAGATACATCATAGATGAACTTACCACTACGGATAGCTTCCATGATCTCGTCAGACATCTTCTCATACTGTTGAGGTGACATCTTTTGTACTTGTGATTCTTTTAAGTAAGTCGAAGACTCATCGTCTTGTGGCCTACTTCTTGAGTTCCTTGTAGATACAGACTTGGCTGCATCCTTATCTTTAGTAGGTTTGCTTTTAGCAATACCCATGTCAGCTTTGTACAAATCAATTGCTCTAGCGGCAGATCGTGCATCGTTATCATTGTCATAAAGTGCGTCTTGTACCCACTTAGGCTGATCTTCTGCCCAATCATGAAACTCATCACTGTCACGAATGTCGTTAAAATCAGGATGTAAACGCATTAACTCTGCTTCTGCTTTTTCTTTCTTTGCAGTGTACTGCATTTCATCTACTACTTTTACACGTTCTTCTAAAGCAGATGACTGCTCACGTGCTTTTTTCATAGCAATTGTTTCAACGATAGCTGCTACATCTGGATAGTCTGCTGCCCATTGTTCTATGTCTGCATCAGACTTGGGTAGTTTCATTTCTTTTTTAGTAGCTTGATTGAGTTGCGATTTTAACGCCTCAATCTCTTTTTTAAACTCTTCGGCCTGTTGTTGCTGGTGTCTGCGCAGATCAGAATAACGCTTCTTAAATGTTTTTTCTTCTGCGTTTGTAGGTTCAGCTTCTTGTGGTTCTGCGGTTTCTTCTACTTCACCTTTTTGCTCTTTCATCAACTGTTCTAGTTCTTCTTCTTCCATTTTGCGTTTATCTTCGTTTGTGTATTTACGATTTGCAAACGCAACTTTCTTTGGTGACTGCATTTCTTCAGCCATAATTGTATCGTTCATTGTATTTCCTTTTGTTGGGGCCAACGTAGCCACACCTGTCGGGGGTGGGGGATGGGTAGGCCAACTGATTGTAAGATTTAAGCCTCTTACGCAGCTTTCTTCAGGCCGTTTTTATACTGACCATGTACTGTGTAGACTTCACCTTCAGTATATACATCGTAGCGGTCATCTGCTGTACCGATGTAAACTGTTGGTGTTACTTGTTCTACGTATTCAAGTGACGTTACTTCTACACTATTGATGTAGTCACCAAGTACCAAGTCTTCTGTACGTTTCCACGAGCCATTGGCAAGTACAGGGTGGTCATTGGTAATCTTTAACTCACCATTTACTACATAGTAACCTTCACGCATATGCTTGTGTAGTACTTCTGTGACTACCGTGTTGTCTACAATGTCGCCAACTTTTACGTTAGTTACAAAGTCAATGATACCGTTAAGTTTAACTTTCATGTCTTCGGTTAAACAAATTGGTGCGGCTGTATCTGTACCTGAACCAAAGCCTTCTGAACCATCGGGACCGCTACCATAGCCTTCATCATCGCTATCATCAGGCTCTTCTGTTGACATACTTTCTGCATATGCGGTCATAGCAGCATCAACAGCATCTTTTTCTTTTTGAGACATACCAGCACGTTCTGCAGCACTAACTGGGCCTGTTCTATCTCTTGCCCCAATGTTAGTTCCGAATATACCGCTTCCTTCTACCTTACCTCTATCCCTACCTAATGCATCTGCAATAGCCGTGTCCAATCCTTTGCCTTGTGCAATTGAATCTTCAATCTCATCTTGGCGACCCATTTTAATACTTTCAGAAAGATATTTAGCCCTACCATAATCTAAAGTTTCACCTGCTAAAGAGTCGTTAATTTTAGACAGTTGTGTGACCATATCTGCAAGTTCTGTTCTTGTTGTCACTTTATCTACACCGGCTCGTGATACTAAACTATTAAATTGATTTGCATTTAACGCAATACTAAAGTCAAGGGTTTGCGCTTTACCAAAACCTGTTTTAGTTCTTGGGTCTACAATATTACTAATTACCACACCTTGTTTACCAGATAAAGTCATAGGCTGTCCTGCTTTGCCGCCTGTAACTGCATCAGAAAGACTGCTTAATCCTTTAGCCGTAAAACCAGCGGCTTCTGCAAGACTAAAACCAGTATATGATATATTCGCTCTAAAAGCATTATCCACAAGTCCTGCCCGTCTTCCTGTTGCTTTAGTACCACCAAACGCAATCGTTGCCCCAGAAGTAACATCTTCATCACCTCTACCGCCATCGCCCTGCTCAGTAACTTGTGTTGTTTGAGTTGTTACAGGTGCTACTACTTCTTCTTCCTCACCCTTTAATTTATAACCTTCTGGTACAGTTGCTGGATTACCAGCTAAGTCAAGAAGCTGTCCTGTCTGTTTATTCTTTTTTAATACCAATGTTTGTCCTGCTTCATTTACATAAGTAACAGTCTCATATTCCACACCTTCAGGACCAAACCCTACTACACCTTGAAACGCAGGTGTTACTTCTCTTGGTGGACGTACCGGAGTAAACGCTTGCTGGGGAGGGGTATACCCGCCCATTGGAGCAGCAGGAGTAGAAGCTGCAACAACAGGGTCTTGCGCTATACCTGTAGTTATGGGTGATGAAGGTTGATAATAAATGCCGCTTTGTGGATCAGGATTTACAAATGTACCCTCTTGAGCGTAAACTACACCACCTCTTGCAAACTCTTGTGTATTATTATACTCTTCTTCATCTTCCATGTCAAGATCGTCAAGCGTAAAAGGAAGGTCGTCTGGCATAATAGCTTCTTCACTATTGCCCATTTGACCCATTTCTTCCATACGCTTTAAGCCCATTTTAGCTTCTTGACGCATTTTCATAAGTTTTTCAAGGCCAAAATACCGCACTACATCTGCAGGAAAAACAAATTCACCTTCACTGAGTTGAGCAGGAATGTCGTCACGTACTTCTTCACGCAATGAACCGGGCGGTACTTCGTTGCCCGACATTTCATCGACCATACCGCCTTCATCCATAAGTCCACCTTCTTCAAAGCCACGTTCTACAGGCTTAAAGAGTTCCATTTGTTCTGCCATACGTTTAGCCATACCACCATCCTTTAATAAATTGTCACTGCGTGTTTTAGCAGCTTTAATTGCTTCTTCTAAAGTATCATGTCGGCTAGTAGGTTTTATAGTACCTTCTAACAACATTTCTTTTATTTCATCTTCTGTATATCTTTTACCATTATGTATTGATGGCGCATTTACATATGCATTATCGCCAAATTTAATGGTAACAGATTTTTCAGAAACACTTTCACCTTCAGGTGTTTTATACACTTCTTTACCAGCAGAAGTTTTTTGTCCTGTTTTTGTTCCGACTTTATTAGCCATCTGCTTTATTTATGTCCTCACGTAATCGTCTAATCTTACGCAATGCTTCAATAGCACCTTGTGCTTTATGCACGTTAATCATACTTTCAGATTGTTCTAATGTCTTATGCTGTTGCTCAATAAGCACATCTAAATAATTACTGAAGTGGTCCCATTGGCGGCTGTTGCTGACCAGCGGCTTCAGCTTGCTGAATATTTCCTTGTCCATTCGCACTAAATCCTTGTTCACCCGGTACAGGAACCTGTCCAGTACCAATATTACCGCCACCTGCACCTGTTGGGTCCATAGCATTAGCACCTGCAGGTGGCATCATTCCACCTTGCTCTGGTCCTGCTGGCTGCTGGAAGCCCTTCATAATTTCTGCCTGCAGTGCGGCTTCGTCCATATTGTTGGTTACTTTGTCGGGGTCTAAGTCCATAGACTTTGCAATCTCACGGATTACATACTGGAACTTAGCAAAGGGTGCGAGTGCAGGATTACTTGCAATCTGCAAGAACTGCATCAAACGCTGGCTACGTACTTCGTTAGCCATAAGACTTTCTGTACCACGTGCTTTAACTTCCAAATCGCCTTTAATCTCAGGATCAAAGTCAAACTGCATATTAAAGCGGAAGAAGCCTTCACCAAGTGGACGTAACAGATAGTCGTCTACATTCTTAATGATTGTTTTAGTGCTGCCCTGTGCCGCACCCATAAGCATTGAGATGCCGGAAGCTGTACGGCCTACACCAGACACACCTGTCTGTCCATGTGCAAATGATGGGAAGCCTGTGCTTTCATCTGCCAACACACGTGCCTTGTCAAACAACATCATGTTTTCTTGCGACACGTTAGGGAACTTAGTACCAAAGATAGCCTGACCCGGTGCGCCACCTTGTCTGCGGAATA